AAAGCCAAGTCTTATTAATAAAGCAATAAAAGTTGCACAAAAGCGTGACTGGAGTAGAGTATCAGATGAATTTGAAGATCTGGAAACAATCGTAGCTACTACAGGTTACGATAAAAATGAATAAAATAATAAACTTCTTTAAAGAAAGCTATAGACTTTCTCCCGTTGCATTCTATTGCGAACTAGTTGAAACTATATTGCTAGTTTCTGCGAGTGCAATTCTTACAGTAACAGTATTAGATCCTGCAACAAAGATTTTTATTCCGTTGTATCTAGTAGGTAGCATACTTGGTGTGGTTAGTACAATAATTCGCAAAGCAGGATTTGCCATTGTATTATGTGCTTGGTTTGTTGTAATGAATTCGATTGCTCTTGTACAGCTCTTTGTGCTATAATATAAAAAAAAGGAATATAAATGCCATATGTAGATGCATTTTTTGATAGAGACGCTGATATTATTCGTGCAGTAGAACGCAAAGACGGAAAGCGACTTTATAATGAATATCAAGCCAAATACACTTGGTACTATGAAGATCCACGTGGCAAATACAAAAGCATCTTCGGTGATCCGTTACAACGTGTAGTATGTAAAAACACAAAAGACTTTCGAAAAGAACTTGCTATTAATAAAGGCAAGAATATGTTTGAATCGGATGTAAATCCTATATTTCAATGTTTAAGTGAAAATTACTTGAACCAAGATGCACCAAAGTTGAATGTGGCGTTTTGGGATATTGAAACTGACTTTGATCCAGAACGTGGATTTGCTCCAGTTGAAGATCCATTTATGCCTATTACTGCTATTACAGTACATTTGCAATGGTTAGATATGTTAATTACAGTTGCTATGCCTCCCAAAGGGTTGCCAATTGAAGAAGCAAGGGCAATGTGTAAAGAACGCTGGGGCGATACTTGTATATTATATCCGAATAGCAAACAAGGTGAAGGAGATATGCTGGAAGCATTTCTTGACCTAATTGAGGATGCTGATATTCATAGTGGTTGGAACAGCGAAGGCTATGACGTTCCATACACTGTTAATAGAATACAACGTGTATTAAGCAAAGATGATACCAGACGTTTCTGTTTATGGGGGCAGTTGCCTAAGCGTAGAGAATATGAAAAGTTTGGCAAGACAAGTGAAACGTATGATACTATCGGAAGAGTACATATGGACTATCTTAACTTGTATCGCAAGTACACATATGAAGAACGTCACACATATAGACTAGACGCTATTGGTGAAATGGAAGTAGGCGAGAACAAGACTGTGTATGAAGGCACACTTGATCAGCTTTACAACAACGACTTTGAAAAGTTTATTGAATACAACAGACAAGACGTTGCACTGCTAGACAAACTTGATAAGAAACTACGTTTTATTGATCTTGCAAATGAAATTGCGCACGACAACACAGTGCTATTACAAACAACAGCAGGTGCAGTTGCAGTTACAGAGCAAGCTATTGTTAACGAAGCACACAGGCGTGGTATGCAGGTGCCTAACAGAATGAATCACGAAGGCAACACAGCAGCAGCAGGCGCTTATGTTGCATTTCCAAAAAAAGGCGTACACGAGTGGATTGGTTCAATGGACTTAAACAGTCTGTATCCAAGTATTATTCGTGCATTGAATATGGCGCCGGAAACTATTGTAGGACAGATTCGTCCAGTATTAACAGATGAGTTTTTGCACAATGCAACTACACTAGAAAAGAAAAGTTTTGCAGGTGCTTGGGAAGGCAAGTTTGCTACGCTAGAATATGATGCTGTAATGGAACAACGCAAAGATGTATCGTTGCACTTGGACTTGGAAGATGGCACCAGTCACGTACTAAGTGGTGCAGAGATTTGGAAACTAATTTTTGACAGTAATCAACCTTGGATGCTTAGTGCTAATGGTACAATTTTTACTACAGAAGTTGAAGGTGTTGTTCCAGGGTTACTAAAACGTTGGTATGCTGAACGTAAAGAACTACAAGCAAAAATGCGCAAAGCCATTGATGCAAACAATAGCACAGAAATAGCGTTTTGGGATAAAAGACAACTTGTTAAAAAGATTAACTTGAACAGTTTGTATGGTGCTATTCTTAATCCAGGTTGTAGATTTTTTGATAAACGTATCGGACAGAGTACAACACTAACAGGTAGATGTATTGCAAAACATATGAGTGCAGAAGTGAATAAGATTATTACCGGTGAATATAATCACGTCGGTAAAGCTATTATATACGGCGATACAGATTCTGTTTATTTTAGTGCATATCCTGTATTAAAAGATGAAATTGCTACAGGTAGTATTCCGTGGGGCAAAGACAATGTTATTACGCTGTATGATCAATTATGCGAACAAGCAAACACAACTTTCCCAGACTTTATGCGTGAAGCCTTCCATTGTCCACGTCCACGCAGTGAAGTGATTGCAGCAGCAAGAGAAGTTGTTGCAGACACAGGCTTGTTTATTACAAAGAAACGTTATGCAGTGCGTGTTTATGACTTAGAAGGCGATAGAAAAGACAAAGAAGGTAGTTTAGGTAAAGTTAAGGCAATGGGCTTGGACTTGAAACGCAGTGATACCCCTGTGTTTATGCAAGACTATTTGAAAACATTGCTTGATAGGGTATTAGGACTAGAAGATGAAAAAAATCTATTAGAAAGTATTAGTGAGTTTAGGCGTGAGTTTAAAGAACGTCCGGGTTTTGAAAAAGGTTCACCCAAACGTGCAAATAAGATTGGACACTATCAACGTCTTGAAGAAAAGCAAGGTAAAGCAAATATGCCTGGACACGTAAGAGCAAGTATCAATTGGAATACACTTAAACGTATGAACGGCGACAAGTATTCACAAGAGATTGTAGATGGTATGAAAGTTATTGTTTGCAAACTAAAACAGAATCCACTGGGGTATACAAGTGTAGCATATCCAACAGACGAATTACGTATTCCAGAATGGTTCAAGGAACTGCCATTTGATGGCGATGCAATGGAAGAAGTTATTATTGACAACAAACTAGACAACTTGATTGGCGTGTTGAAATATGATTTAGAAAGCACAAAACAAAAAACAACATTTAATAATTTATTTGAATGGAATTAATACAAATGACTACAGAAGCTATCAACAAACGACGATATAAGTCACGATTAAAAGCAGGTGATAATTTCCAAATTGCTGGCGACATTATTAAAGATGACAAAAGATATCGTGTAGTAGACAACACTGAACTTACCAACTTAGTAGTAAGCACTACTAGGTTAAATGCAAAACAAAGTACAACAGGACATATGCACGCCGGCCAAGAAGAAGTATATATCTTTACAAAGGGTGAAGGCAAAATGTCACTTGATGGCGATGACATCAAAGTAAAAGCTGGCAGTACTGTATTAATACACGATAATGTATTTCATAGAGTACATAACACAAGCGACACTGCATTAGAGTTTACGTGTGTATTTGACGGAAAGAGACACAAATGAAAGTAGGATTTACTTGTAGTACTTTTGATTTGTTACACGCAGGACATATTGGTATGTTGCGTGAAGCAAAGGCAAATTGCGATTATCTTATTGTAGGACTGCAAAGTGATCCTACAATTGATAGACCTGATACAAAAAATAAGCCTGTACAAACAATGGTAGAACGTTATGCACAACTTAATGGACTTAAATTTGTAGATGAAATTGTTCCGTATCAAACAGAGGAAGACTTGATAGACATACTAGAACTGTTTCAAATAGATGTTAGATTCTTAGGCGAAGAATATAGAGAAAAAGAATTTACTGGTAGAGCTACTTGTGCCGCAAGAGGAATTGAAGTACACTTTAATAGACGTGAACACCGTTTTAGCACAAGTGATTTAAGAAGAAGGGTATGTGACAGATGAATAAATTTATATTCGATGTTGATGGCACACTTACACCAAGTAGACAAAAAATAGATCCAGAATTTAAAGAGTTTTTTAAATCATTTATGGCACACAACAAAGTTTGGCTAGTTACCGGAAGTGATTATGCAAAAACTGTAGAACAATTAGGAAAAGATATTACCGAGTCGGTAGTTACGTGTTACAATTGTAGTGGTAACGATGTATGGTTCAAGGGCAAACGTGTGAATAGTAAGAATTTTTCAGCTCCTAAAGAATTATATAATCTTATGGAGGGATGGTTGCAGGCAAGTCCATTTCCTTTGCGTACTGGTAATCATATTGAAGAACGCACAGGAACTATTAATTTTAGTATAATAGGACGCAATTGTAATTTACAACAACGAAAACTATATATTAAACACGATTTAGCAAACAAAGAACGTGAAAGTATTTCACTAGAAATTAATATGAAATTTCCAGATATTACTGCTACTGTTGGTGGGGAAACTGGAATAGACATTTACAATAAAGGCGCAGATAAAAGTCAAATACTTGATGATTTTAACAACGATGATAAAATTTACTTCTTTGGTGATAAAGTATCTCCAGGAGGCAACGATTGGCCGCTTGCAGTAAAACTAGACAAAAATCGTTGTTTTAATGTAAAAGATTGGCGAGACACGTGGGAAAGATTAAGTTACTTTCAGGAGGCAAAGTTAGCAGGATGATTATAGCAGGGTATGGATTTGTAGGCAAAGCACACGAACTATTATTTACAGGTCATAGGCGAGAAATTTTAATATACGATCCTCCAAAAAATATGCACGCCGACTTAGAAAATACAAGTGCTGTTATTATTTGTGTACCAACGCCGCCAGCAGATGATGGTACTTGCGATATGAGTGCAGTTTTTGATGTTGTATCTAAAATACCCGATTATACGCCAATAATGATTAAAAGCACAATAAGTTTAGACGGATGGCACAGTTTAAAGGAAAAATTTCCTAATCATAGATTATGTTTTAGTCCAGAGTTTTTACGGGCTGCAAACTTTATGAACGATGTTAAACATCTCGACAGTGTTATTTTAAGTGGTGATACAGATTATTGGAGAGACCAATATAGTTACAATTGGTCTAAGATGCAGTTAGCTATTGTTAAGCCAGAAGAAGCTATTGCAATAAAATATTTTCGTAATGCATTTTTAGCAACTAAAGTTAGTTTCTTTAACGAAATATACGATTTCTGTGAAGGACATAATATAAACTTTAATCAAGTCCGAGCAGGAGTAGCATCAGATGATCGCATATCTGATAGTCATACCTATGTATATCCAGAAGATGGTATCAGAGGCTGGGGAGGCCATTGCTTTCCCAAAGACACAAGTGCGCTATTAAAAATGGCAGCAGAAAAAAATATTAATCTAAATACACTGTCAGCGGCAGTGTATTACAACACAAAACTAAAACAATTACTTGACAACTAAGGCAAAATTTAGTATAATACAACGATACAGGAGAACACTATGCAAGATATTCTACAAGACATTGTGAGTCATACACACAGATTAGGTTTTATTACTACATTGAAGGTTACAGCAGAAGACGATACTCAAATTGATAGTATGGCTGATGATCGTAGTGTAATTATGACTGCAACAACACATTCACCGGTTGGAGAATTTGTTGGTACATTTGGTATGCCAGATTTAGGCAAACTGGATTATCATTTAAAGAATCCAGAGTACAAAGATGAAGCAAAAATTGAAGTTGTGCAAGCCGAGCGCAACGGCGAAGTTATGCCAACACATATTCATTTTGAAAACAAAGCAGGCGATTTTGAAAATGATTATCGCTTTATGAACAAAGCAATCATTGAAGAAAAACTAAAAAGCGTTAAATTTAAAGTTAACACATATGACGTAGAGATTCAGCCTAATATGGCAGCAATTGAACGTATGAAACTTATGTCTGGCGCACACAGCGAAGAAACAGTATTTCAAGTAAAAACAGAAGACGGTAATTTAAACTTTTACTTTGGAGACGAAGCTACACACGCAGGTACATTTACTTTTGAATACGGCATTACAGGTTCATTAACACATACTTGGGCTTGGCCTGTGGCACAAACACTTGCTATTTTGAATTTAGATGGCGACAAAACAATGAGTATTACAGATCAAGGCGCTATGAAGATTAGCGTAGACAGCGGTATGGCAACATACGACTATATCCTTCCAGCACAACAAAAATAATGAAAACAAATCTTACTGAAACACAAAATGATTATGCTGTATTTTTGCCTAGTATAAGTGGCTTTTATGCTACGTTTGTAGGCAAACAACGTTATGGCGAATACGTTGATTACAATCGTGTTCCAGCTGGCTTAAATGGTGTAGAAGGTCTTAACTTTTTGAACTCTAAAGAAGGAGCGTTCCACTATAAATGGGCGCTCTATTCTGCAGGACACGCAGACTTAGATGTAAATAAGCACGTTGAAAAAGAAGATATGTTGCGAAACCGAGATAGAGAAAATAGTTGGTTGTTAGGCGACTCTGGTGGTTTTCAAATTGCTAAAGGACTTTGGGAAGGCGACTGGACTAATCCAAATTGTCCAAAAGCTGCCAAAAAGCGTGAACTGGTTGTAAACTGGATGGAAGAGTATATGGACTACGGAATGATGTTGGATATTCCAACTTGGACATTCCAAGATCCTAAAGCAGCAAAAGCAGCAAACATTCACAGTTATCAAGATGCTGTAGATGCAACACACATTAATGCAAAATACTATATGGCTAATAGACGTGGCAACTTCAAAGTGCTAAACGTGTTGCAAGGCAGCAATCACGCTGATGCAGACAGTTGGTATGAAGAATTCAAAGACTATTGTGATCCTGCAAAATACCCAGAAACACACTTTGATGGATGGGCAATGGGTGGACAAAATATGTGCGATGTTGATCTAATTTTGCGTAGACTTGTTCATCAAATACACGATGGATTATTAGAAGAAGGTGTACACGATGTAATGCACTTCTTGGGTACAAGTAAATTAGAATGGGCTGTGTTGCTAACAGATATTCAACGTGCAGTGCGTAAGTATCATAATAAAAACTTTATGATTACATATGACTGTGCAAGCCCTTTTTTAGCAACTGCAAATGGACAAGTGTATCATACTATACGTATTGAAGATCGCGGTAAGTGGAGCTATATGATGGCGCCGGGTGCAGATGATAAAAAGTATGCCACAGATAGTAGATTATTTAAAGATGTGGTAGAAACAGACGGAATACTAAAAGCGTTTGAAGATTCGCCTATTAGTAAACATTGCAAAGTAAGTGATATTTGTTATTACAAACCAGGCGATGTAAATAAAATTGGAAAGGAAGGTAAAACTTCTTGGGACTCATTTAGTTATGCATTACAAATGGGCCACAATGTATGGACGCATATAGAAAGTACACAACGAGCAAATGAACGTTATGATACAGGACAATATCCATATATGTTAATCGATGAGCGTTTTGAACGTATTGAATTTAAACAAGTTGTAGATGAAATTTTTAGTCTTAAAGATAGACAAAAAAGTTT